CGAGATGTTCTGTTATCACAGATCATATTCCCCATTGATTTGATTGATACGCATCTGGCGTAGCGGATCACTTTCTTGAGATCTACTACTTCGCTTTCAAATTCGTCCATGCCTTCGTAGAGCTTTGCTCCGGCACGGGATGCGTACTTGATGATGTTGCCACGCCAGAACTCCATACCGTTTCGGATGATGAAGTTCTTCGGCTCAATGGCATACCTTGCGTAGTGGGAGGGTTGTTCGACGAGGGTATCAACAGACTGATCGTCCCTGAGGTGAGGACCGGACAGGTCATCCAAGTTAAAATTATCATCACTCATAGCCTCGTGTACCTCTATTAATCTGAGCCATTCGGCGGTGTCCATAAGACCACCTCCCCATTTTTGTAATCACTCGCTCTCAGAATCCGTGCGAGACGAGCGTTTTGTAGTGCAACCTTTTCACTGAGTCCTGCTTTAACGAAAGCGGCGACGACAGCGTCCCAAGTGCAACTTTGTTCCAGAATTTTTTCTGCTGTTTTTGGTCCGACTTTGGGACACCCTTGGTAGTTGTCGGTTAAGTCTCCGACGAGGGTTTGGTATAAGAACCAGTAGTCAGCCTGTTCCTCAGTAATCACCTGAAGTTGGTTATCAATTAGGTGAACACCGAAGACGGTTTTTAGGTCTTTATCTGTAGACCAAATGACAGTCTCAGGATCAGAGGTCAGCTCAATACCTAGTACATCATCTGCCTCTAGCATTGGATAAATTAAGCCGCCATACGTAGCCGCTAAGTAATCCTTTGCAAACTCAAGGAGCATTGGCTTTCTAATCGATTTACGATTTGCCTTGTACTCTGAGCAAACTGTTTTCCTGAAATTCTCTTTGTCGCTTAGAGCTACTTGAACGGTATCGAACTCGAAGTCGCCTACGATAGAGGCAATTTGTTGTTCTACCTTGGCTTCTACATCCTGCTCGTATGCGTGGAGTGTCCAAAGACCGTTCCCCCAATCGATAGGTGTTTCTGCTGAGACGGCGGCGATATAGGCGACGATGTCACCATCAAGAAGAAGTCTCATACCATCCCGTCCCCATCATCTTCCTCCTCAGCCATAGCTTTCATGTAGTCCTCAAAATCTTTCTGAGTGACTACACGGATGCCGTGCTTTACTTGGATGTATTCAAGGTAGGCTTCCATGATGAACTTCGCTGATAAGGAAATACTCACCATTAAGAAAGCACCGCCGATTATGTGTAATAAGAGATCACTCACTAGATACGTTTCCGTAAAGGTTATTAATAGTTGTTTGGATTAGAGAGGGTTGAATCTTGAACCACTCTCCACGACGTTCAGTAGCTACATCTTCGAGAGCCTTGTGTACTTCTCTCTCAGCCTTAGCTCGGTCCTCACAGAAAACAGAGAACTCTACTTGGTAGTCACGAAACGGGGAGCCTGTCTGGTAGCTTCGGCATCTGTCATCAGCATCAATTGCCATACCTACTTTGATCCACTCAGGCCATGAAGGGTTAGTGAGTGCGTACACATAGCCCTGCCGGACTTGGTTGTACTGCTTGAGGACACTGGTACCTAACTCTCTAGCTTTCCGCTTGAGATAATTCTCTCGGCGGCGGACGGCGTAGCAGTCCATGCACTTGTAATGCTTCTTCCCTTTAAAGCTTTCCCACCAGTTCTGCTCGACAACTAATTCATCCGAGCATTCGATGCAGTGCTTAGTGGGTGTCCTTCCAGTTGCTTCCATATTTGTACTCGGCATCCAGAGGACATTTGAACGAGTAGTAGTCTTCGACTTCTTTGATTGATTGGAGGATGATTGATCCAACTTCATCTTCGATTCCTTTTCTAACTTGTACCTGTACCTCATCGTGAACAAACGCCACGATAGCTACGTCTTCTTCGGCGTAACCTGCTTTACGAAAGTTGTCTTCCATACAGACATACCAACGCTTGCAGATAATTGCTCCGGCAGATTGGAGGAGTGTGTTTAGGGCGGCGTGGGCGTGGCGGACAGGGATCATTCGCTTATCTAATCCACGAATGTAGCCCTCTCCTGCCTTTGCACTTACAGCATCCTTGAGCTTTTTAAGTGCAGGTAATTTGCTCAAGAATTTCTGCTTGATCGTCTTCCCTGCCTTCGCTCCCTTACCAATGATGGAACCAACCTTTTCATCCCCTGCCCCATATAAGAAGCCGTAGATAAATGTCTTTGCGTTCGCTCGTGTTGGAAGACCTGCCGCTTCTTGGTTAGTCGTATGAATGTCACCACTCACAACTTCTTTCGCGTAAGCACCACTGTCGTAAGGAGCCATGTAATGACCAAGGCAACGAAGCTCCAGACCTGAGGCATCAGCCCCAAGAAGGGAATAGCCGTTAGGCACAGTAAACAACTCACGACACTCACTCCCATAAGGTGCTGAGACGGAGGGAATTTGAGCGCAATTCGGTTGCGAATGGGTGCAACGAGATGTGACGCAACCCATGTGATTAACACGCCCATGTAATCTCCCTTGTTTTTCCAGTTTCAACCAACCTTGTTTACCTGTGGCTAACTGACCTATCCGCTTATTCAGCATTAGGTACTCAGCTAATAACTCTGCTTCAGGTAGCTCAATTCCATTGAGGATGGTTTCGTCTACTTTAGGTATGCCCGAGTCGGTAAACTCTTTCGGCTTCCATCCGAGTCCCTGTAGACGCTCTCCAATTTGTTGGCGTGAAGCAGGGTTGAACGGTATCTCCTTGGATTTAGTCTTGAGCTGAAGGGTTGTTGGAGGGAACGTATGTTGAAGTGAAACCTCGATGTCGTCCTTCCTCTGCGATAACTCCGCAAAGAGCTTCTGAGCCGTATCAACATCGAACACGAATCCACGTTGTTCTTGCTTAAACATCTCGGTAGCGATTCGATGCTCAAGAGCAAGCGCATCCTTTGAGATCGGTTTTGACAAAATCCCGTTGAGCAATACTTTCGTAACTTGCGTGTCCTGAATACAGTAGTCCAACATCTCTGGACTGAATGCTTCCCAAGCCCCATCGTTAGCTTCGCTATATTCACCTTTGAGTTCTCCCAAGCGATAGCCCCAAGCTTTGAGGGAGTGAGACCCCCAGAATTTTTGAGGGACACCCCTGTTTTGTGCGTCGATTTGCATCAAGTGCGGCCAGATAGTTCGAGAGCAAACTAAGGTGTCGAGAACGTCACCCTTGTATTCCCATGACCAGAGCTTTTTAAGTACCGGTAAATCATAGGAAATTAGGTTGTGTCCAATTAACTGGACAGCGTTCTCCATCAGAGTTAGGCAGTCTTTCACTGTCTCTCCGTGGAATGTATGTACCTCACTACTATCAATATTTCTCAGCACCACACAGTGAACGGTAGTGACATCATCAAGTAGGTTGTCTGTCTCAATATCTAAGATATATTTCATTGCCCTGTCTCCGCAGTGACTAAGTGTTAGAGGACATTTCCTCTTCATAGATGACCCGAAACTCTTCAAGGTCTGGGTAAGGGCCTAGATCAAAATCATGCTCTTCCTCTAGTTGTTTGAGATCGAGCAGGTAATTGATCCACGACTTCTTCAGTTGCTCTTCCGTGTACAGAACCATTAGAAATAATCCTCTATTACTGTGGCTTCCTCTTCCTCAGGATCAGTCGTTTCATAGAGCTGAGTAGTCTCGTGGTTGTACCCGAGGTAAATACAGTTGCCGGTTGCTTGTCCTGTGTACCGATCCTTCAGTACACGTAGGCGGGTTGTTTGCCGCTTGATCGGATCGTCGTCTTGTTGATTACGTTCTAAACCGAACATGAAGTAAGACCAGAAGCCGATGGACCGTGAGCCTTTGAAGTGTCGGATGGATACATGACCACCTTCTTCATGAGGCTTACCGTCGGGCGTGGCTAGGTGAGAAACGAAGTGAATGATGATCTTGAGTTCATTGGCTAACCCTGCCATCTCCTTCATGATCTGTTCGAGACTTCCTTTCTCGTCTGAGGTGTCAGCCATCGCGGTAAGGTGATCGACATAGAACAACTTAATGTCCTCGGCGTGAGCCATATATCGAATCTTGTTCTTGATAATCCCCCAATCGGTTTGACCGAAAGAGTTGTAGAACATCACCTTGCCGGATAACTGAGTTATCGCATCGACTAATTCGTCGGGCGTCCATGAACCATCGGGAACATGGAATCTTTTCAGAGAGACTTTACCGGCGATTCGTTTAGCCGATTCAGTCGGTTGTTGCTCTAAAAAGAAAACGCCTACTTTGTAGCCTAGCTTCTCTACATCGTAGGCGATTTGCTGAGTAATGAAGTCTGTCTTACCAATGCCTGTACCGGCACCGAAAGCATAGACCTCACACTCTCTGCGTCCAAAGGTCATCTCAGTAAGGGAATCTAAGAACCAAGGTAGACCTTTTTCAACAGGCTTGTTGACCTCGTCAATGAGGTCTTCAATGCTGACCAAACCATCAGGTCTGAACTCTTTAGCACTAAAGACCGCATCAATGAGTTCTCTGACTTGACCGGCAACCAACATCTCGTTGGCATCCTTCAGGGGTAGCTTGGCAATCCTTGCCTTACCCACTGATAACATCTCAGCCACTTCCATTGCGGCCTTCTGTCCGGCTTCGTCTGAGTCAAACATGAGAACGACTTTGTCGAACTTCTCAACCCAATTAAGGGATTGAGCAATGTCACGCTTCGCCCCTGCCGCGCCGTTTTTAAGAGACACGGTAGGGAATCGGTGTTGCTGACATTGACTCAGGCTCATCGCGTCGAGTTCACCCTCGGTGATAACAAGGAGCTTTCCCCCTTGGTCACGCCAGAGCCACTCACCGTATAAGCCACAGTCCTTTGACTTGCCTATCCATTTGAATTGCTTGTCGGGGGTTCTGAGTTTCTGCCCAACGATTCGTCCCGAAACGTCTTTGAATGAAGCCACTTGTGCAGGAACGCCGAGGTGCTTAGTGACCTTGTATCCCCAGAACTTGCAGGTGTCTTCGGTGAGCTTTCTGCTTGGGAGGGCTTGGTATGTTCCATCAAGGAACTCGGATCGTTGTTCAATCAATTTCTCCTCTTCTTCCCCGCTTGGGGTGTAGGTATCACATGAGAAGCAGTAGTGATGGCCGTCGGTGTAATACGCATTGGCGTCACTACTCTGGCAGTGCGGACAGGACTCATGACGAATAAGATCACTCGTCTCCGTCATAGTTTCCTTCCTCGAAGAGGTGAACAAACTCCTCTTCAGATTCCGTAGCCATTTCAGTGAACAACTTGCCTAAAGCCCTAAGTTTTTGAGGCTCGATGTTTTCGTAGATCGATTCGACTAGATTCTTCTCGAACTCGGTGAGTTCCTTTTCAGCGACGTGACTCATTTATCCACTCCTCAGGTATGACTTCTCCCTCAGCCCATAAGAATCCATATTTCTCAGCCCACTCCGCACAGCACATCTTTGTCCCGTCCTTCCGCTTTTTTGCGTTCTGGATAGGTGACGATGCTCTTTGGAATAGGAATCGAATATCGAGTTCAGGGTGTTGGGCTTTGACAGCTTTCATCTTCCGAGCCGAATCAGCTCGTAGATAACCTTTCATTTCTATGTAGATGTCACCGACTAAGAGGTCAGGTATGTATAACCTCTCAACCGTGTAGGGCAGGGAGTGAGGTTCGTACTTGAACTCAACTCCACGCTCCGTCAGTTTGTCGATGACTCTCTTTTCAAAAGTCCCCTTCGGTTGACCCATCAGTCATCCCATCGTCAAACATTGCACCGGCTGTATCTTTCTCGACGCGCTCTGCGACGAATCCCTCTTCCTCATCAAACATAGAAGAGCCGCTTCCGCCGTACTCAGCGAGGTCAATTACTTGAACTCCTTTGAGACGAAGAGAGACGCCAACCTGCTTGCTTGACTGCATAAGATAAGGGGCGGGTTCAAAGGCCACTTTGATCGTGGACCCATTACCGATAAGAGTGTCACCGGTCATGACGTTACGCTTTGCGTCAACGACAAGAACTTTGATGTCAGAGGTAGTTCCATCACGAAGCTTGATTCGAGCTTTCTGTTTGAACTTCAGCTCTTTCTCTCCGGTTGGGTTGCCTTCTTTGTCGTAGGCATCTTCCATGACTGCCTTAGTGGACAGCTTGCCCGTTAGTTTCGGGTTCCGCTTGATCTCTTCTGCCATGAATGAATCACGCATCGTTTCGAGATACTCACTAAGTTCATGAGACTCTGATTCAGGGATCACTAGGTTGACTGAGAAGGTGCCTACTGGATCAAATTTAGTATCCGGTTCAAACACTTTAGCCCACATAGCTTTGCCTTGTATGGTCTTCAATACTTTCGCCATTGTTTCTCCGTTAGCGTAGAAAGTGAAAAGAAACCCCCTCGGAAATCCGAAGGGGGCCATAGGGTAACTTTAGACTCAAGCGAAGAAATATGGGGATTTGAGAACTTCACGAATATCGAGAGTTCCCTTTGCAGGAACCTCAGGCAAATCTCCTTCAACGGATAGACTTACGTAATCCTTCAGCTCTTGCAGAACGTCATGCTCCTCATACATCTCAACAAAGGCTTCCCGAAGAAGGTTTGAGAGTAAGGGCATATTTGGTGAATGGGTGCCGTAAGAATCGTGGACCATAGCGAAGTCCTCGATCCCTGCATCGACACACTTGTTGACCGTCAGGGTGAGTGCTGACGCATCGAGGGAATGGATGAAGTTAGGTGAAGCCCCGTTGACCGAGCGGTTCAGACTAATACTGTCCTGCAAGGCTCTCTGGAACGACAGTGAGATGACGTTGCCATCAATGTTGGTTTTGATCCGTGACTTCTCCATCTCTGGGTAAGCTTGGCGTACCAAGAAACCTGAAGGAGTAATCCACTCCATCGCTTTGTTTTCCTTGGCACAGATCCTCCCAATGTTTTTCAGGAAATCCATGACCTCTTTCGCGGATGAAACAACACCTTGGATAGAAGCCCAGACATGACCGGCAATGTAGTTAATAGCCTCCATATGACTATCAACACCCCAAGGCGGCTCCTGCCCATCGAGAGACTCTTTGACTGCTTCAGCGATGTAGTCCTTACAGGCGAACAAAGTGC